AGAGTGAGACAATGAGTAAGTTCGTGGAAACCGAATACGGTAGCGGCAAAGGAATCCTGAAGTTTCCGGACCATTACGTTGCCATCGCTGTAATGGTGGACGACCAAGGGGTTACGCCAAACGAGCAGGGTAAGAAGATTATCCCGAAAGGGGCTATCATCGGCGGAAAGACTAAATCGGTTTTAGATAACCTTGATGAGCCGGTCATCGATAAATTTGTTCCCGAAGATGGCGGAAACCCGGCTAGCGCTGAAGGTGCGGAAGGTGTGCTAATGTATGACGTTGATGTAACTTACGGTCCAAAGGAAGGGGCTATGATTATTCACGGTTTTATCAAGACTGACGCGTTGCCTTACAACAATCCTGTCGAAGTTGTTGGAGCAGTACGCAATGATGCTGCCGATGCCTTTTCCATGATTAGGTTTATTAAGTAAGGAGAGTGATACTGATGACGCAAACCATCTTTGACCTGGTCAATGCCAGGGAGATTGGGACATACTGGACAGCTGCGGCGGAAAACAAAATCCCCTACTTGGGGGCAACCATTTTCCCTGCTAAAAAGCAACTTGGGTTAGATTTGAGTTGGATTAAAGGATATCAGGGCTTACCGGTTGCATTAACACCGTCGGCCTTTGACACTAAGGCCACCCTGCGTGACCGGATTGGCGTCAAAAAGGTTGAAACCGAGATGCCCTTCTTCCGGGAAGCTATGCGTATTGGTGAGAAAGACCGGCAGGAGATCAATAAGCTGCTGTCCGCGTCGAATAGGGCCACCCTGGAGCCAATCTTGAACCGGATTTACGACGATGCGGCCAACCTGATTGCCGGTGCCGAAGTGCAGGCTGAGCGGATGCGGATGCAATTGCTTTCTACCGGAAAAATCAGGATCACTGCAGAAAACCGGATGAGTTACGACTACGATTATAAGCTCCCTGCCGCGCACAAGAAAACATTGGATGGCAGCACTGGGTATAAGAAGTGGTCTGACGTGGATAATGCCACGCCGATTCAAAATATCCAGGAGTGGCAGGATAAAGTCGAGGATAATACGGGTGTCCGGCCCACCAGGGCTATCTGCACCCGGAAAACCTGGAATTACCTGCTAATGAACAAGAGTATTAAACTGGACATGAACCCGGCCGGCGGGCAAAACATCATTATGACCGACAAGATGCTGCAGCAGTATTTGAGTGCAAAGCTGGGCCTCTCTGTGGCTGTTTACAACAAGAAGTATCAGCTTGCGCTTGGTGGCCCGTCTTACCTGTTCTTCCCGGATGACGTGTTTACTCTTATCCCGGATGGAGCGCTGGGCAACACTTATTATGGCACCACCCCGGAGGAAAGCGACCTGCTTAGCGGTGGTACCGATGCGCAGGTGAGTGTTGTTAATACTGGCGTGGCTGTGACAACCTTCAAGGAGAAGCACCCGGTTAATGTGGTGACTGTTGTGTCGGCTATTATGCTGCCCAGCTTTGAAACAATCGACAACATCTTTGTCGCGACCGTACACAGTTAAGGCGGTGGTTTAGATGGCCCCGACTGCAGAAGCCAGGGAAGAGCTGCGGGAATTGCTCGATGAAGTGATACCAGAAGGTGGAACAGAGGGCGATACCCGCTTTACAGATGAGCAGCTGGATAGACTGCTCAAAAGGGCAAATAATATCTATGCTGCTGCTGCGGAAGGCTGGACCAGGAAGGCGGCCATGTTCCAGCGGGAGTTGGGGCAGGTCCAAAGCTATATGGTTGGTCAGGAGCGGTATGACCTGGCTAAAGCCAGTGAACTGCTGGAGTATGCTTTGAAGATGGCCGAAACCTACAGCCGCATGGCCGCCAGTAGCATGGGCAGCGTGATTCTAAAATTCAAGCCGCCGGAGGTGTTGTGACATGGACTTAGTAGCACTCCGGCGGCAACATACTAAATGGGCAATTCAGCAAAACCCAACGACAATCACCATTAAACGCACAGAAAAAATTGATATGGGGGGCTACTTTGAGGAAGTAGAAAGCGAAGTAGGCCCTTTTGTTGTGCGGATTTATCAATACGGAACCTGGGTGCCGCAGGATGTTAGCACGTTGGCAGGCACTAAGCAGGTTGATAGAACATGGGGGATGCTGATGGACCATGAAGCAGATGTAAAGGCTGGCCCTAATGTACTGGATGAATTTGAAGTGCCGGGCCTCGGAAAGTTTCAGGTGCTGGAAGTATACCCGCAAGTGGTAAAAGGTGAACTGGTTGGTTATCAGGTGGCGCTGGAGAAGGTGAGTTAAATGAAGATCCCAGAAGAGGTTAAAATCGGTCCTCTCACCTACAAAGTTAGGCTAGTGGATATCGTTAACAGGGAGCGACCAGAGTTAATAGGTGAAGTAAGTCATGATACAAATAAAGAAATACGTCTCCAAAAGGCTTTAGACCAGGATAAGCTGGAGTCTGTTTTCATCCACGAACTATTGCACTGTATGGATGTTTTTATGCATCTTGGCCTCACTGAAGAGCAGGTAAAAAGGTTGGAGGGAGCTGTTTACATGGTGCTAAAGCAGAATAATCTCCTTCGAGAGGACTGATTAC